CACGCTGAATACCATATTGGCTATATAGTTGATTGCGTAAAGATTCTATTTCTGCACGCAAAGAATTATTAGGAAGTACTTCTTCTTTAAAAGTTACTGCACGAGCACGAGGCAAATTACCTCGTGGTGCTGAAGGACGAACAACACCCGAAATCCTATTACTAATATCCTTAATCGCGTCATCAAGTTGTCTCGAAGCAAGAGTCATATTGTCCAAAAGTAAACGGTCAACCTCAGACCAGTCAGACTCAGGAACATCTTTCAACTTCTTGGCAAGTATAGAAAGTTTCTCTTGAACAATACCTTGCACAACACGCAAATCATTATTCATTGAAACATAAGGCTTAGCGTCAGCAGCACCAGTAATCCATTTAACAATACGATCATCAAGTTTACGGTTCTTGATCGTACGTGTAATGCCTGGCACAAGTTTGTTCATACCAAACAAAGCATTGACATTAGGAAGATCAACTATATCGTCAGCAGTAAAAATACGACTAGGAGGACGCACGCCAGCAACAGCGGCTTCACCAGTAATATTTTCTGTAATCCATTCTTCTATCTCATCTAACGTCGCTTCGCCTCTATGGATACGACTACCACCAGTATCGCGCAACTTCAAAGCATTAACATAATCTTCCATGTTAATCGTTTTAAGAACTTCATCAGTATCAGTAATACCAATACCCTTGACAGGTGCAACAATCTGAAACTCACGTGTCATCGCATCAACACGGATTGAATCAATCGCCTTAGCGATCTCACCAAAAGTAAGATCTTTTTCAAGATCAAAATACTTCAACAAAGAATCATACTCAGGTCTGTCTAAGAAATCTTTTAGAAGATCAGCACCAAAACGCTGGTCGGCATCAGGAATACCATCCTTAAACAAAAGATTGTTCAATTTAATAGCAGCCGCATACTCGCGAACGCTATCAACAACTTTGTTCTCAACACTCAGATAGTTATCATAAATGGTTTCTAAGCGCATACGGCCAAACTTGTCCGTAGTAGATTTAGCCAACTTCATATAGAAGTTATCTACATCAGCGGCCTCAGCCAAAATACTCTTAAGATCATCCGCCACACCAGCAGGCAAAGAAATAGAACCATCATGCAAAGTAAGAATCGCCATAGCCGCAAGACGAGTTTCCTTCAAGGAAGCCTCGTCGCGGACACCACGATAAATTGCTTCAACAAGATTATCTGCACCCATCATCTCAGCAACTTCACGCGCAGAGATGTCGTTGTGAATATTGGCTTGCATCCACCAACGCTGATCAACAGCACCCAACTTACTTACATCAACCTTAGACCATTCGCCACCAGCCTGAGCATAACGTTGAGCCAACAACGATTCCTTTTCAGGAGTCATCTTCCCACTAGCACCACCAGTGCGACCCTTCAAAACTTTAACTTTAAGTTCTTCCCACAACTTAGGATTAAGAGGAGTTGACTCAGGCTCAACACCAAACACAGCCTGTCGTTTGCCACCAGCAACACGCGCATCACCGAACAACGCGGTACGCACTCTCTCAGAAAACTGTTTAAGGTTAGGGATCTCTACACCATTAACAATGTCATCAAAACGGTTCTGAACAACGTTACCAAACTCAACTAAACGCGCTTCAACCTTCTGCAGTTGTTCTAACTCTTTGGCTGCTTCAGCCAAACGAGGACGAACAACGCCATCAATGTTTTCAAAGATACCTGATTGTTCTTTAAGTTCTTTAAGTTCCTTAACAAGACGACCATATTGACCCTCAAGAGCATTCAACAATTCAGGACGATCACCAAGAATACGACTCAACGTCTTATCATGCAACGACAACTCATCAATGAGCGTAGTCAAAGTTTGCTGTGCCTGGAAAACGCTTTCACGTGCACCATTAGTTCTAGTGAACAACTCATCAAAAGAATTGTTCAAATCATTCAAAGCCTTTGAACCATTCTTCATAGCCTTACCACGATCAGCAATAGCCAACTTCAACGCTTTGGTTGCACCATCAACAGCCTCATCGTTGATTAGCAGACGTTCCTCAAGACGTTTGAAAACGCCTTTCTCTGAAAGATATTTCTTACGAGCAATCTTACCCATCTGAGCAGAATACATATCAACATAACGATCAAGCACAGTAGGTAGATCAGTTTCAAAGAAATCAAAAGTAAGTTTGCCCTCATCACGAGCAATCTTATTCAGACGAGTGATACCACCATCAATATCTTCCTGCTTCAAGATATAACCAAAGAAGTCGTCACCAGCGGCCATACGAGACTTGAACGCACCCTCTTCAGTCAAAGGGTTGTACAACAGATTAGCCAACTTAACAGCAGTAGGGTTCTCTGTGTTCGTCATGAAACGGTAAGCCTGATCTGAAGGCAAGTGAGGGAAGTAGTTAACAACTTTTCCAACAGGAGCGTCAGGGTCAACAGCCTTAGCGGCTGCATCAATATTGTCATGCAACTGCTTCAAGAATCCTACGACAGGACCAGCAACACGTTCATCAGCAGTAGCAGTACCAGCCTTAGCAGCAGCATCAGTATTGTCTAACAACGTGTAAGCAGTCTTACGAGAAACACGCAAATCCTCAGCCCTGACAGAACCAACAAACTGTCGTTGCAACAACTGTGCTTCACGCTTTGCACTAGCCGCAGTAGCACGTTCCGAGTTCCGTGAAATAACCATGTGCAGATAGTCAACGCCCTCATCAGCAGTGGCTGTGCCACGTGCTAATGCTTTACGAGCAGCGTTCATATCAGTAGCATCAAATAGTTCTGCAGCACGCTTAAACAAATGGTCGCCCGACCAAGTACGCATACCAACTAGACCACGTTCTAAACCCTCACCAATGCGAGTAGTTCCAGCAACACGACGACCCATAAAATATAGACCAGCGCGGTTAACGCCAGCCTTCGCAAGAAGGTCGGCGTCTTTAACAGCGACACGACCATAACGAGCAGCCCTAGTAACAATATCATTAGGTGCACCAATTTCGGCTAGACGAGTAGCGAAAGCCAAACGGCCTTCCTTGCCAGCAATAGAGATACCTTTAGCACCCTTAACAACAGCACCAGCCTCGTCAAGAAGTTTCATGCCACCCGAAATACGACCAGCACCCAACGTCACATAAGTTAAAGGATCAAGTAATACGTCGCCAGCAAAACCAAGAATACGATTACCCCAAGCACTGCCAGTAGCGTCACCAATAACTTTACCGAAACCAAAACTAGGATCAGCAACCTGCTTAGTAAAATCATTCCAAGAAGCAACAGTATTAGGATCGTTATCTAAAGCATCCTTTAACTCCATCACCGTAGAAGTGACAGCACGACCAGGCAAAGAGATAATCTCTCCAGCCTTAGAGACAGCCTTACCTACAGGCGACTCCAAGATATCTGTAATGAGACCTTTCCAGCCACCAATTTCAGGAGCAGTGTTAGCCCCACCTAAAGCCGTATAGTCCTTCTTAAGTGTACTGTCCATCGTCTGCTGTTTTAAAACACTTTGAAGCGTCTGTACAGACGACGACTTAGCCTTTTCTTGAGCAGCGCGAGCAATATCTAAACGGGGGTTATAAACAGCCATTACTAATACTAGAGGTTGTTACCTAAACCAAACAGAGCCGCACGCTGGGTCAACTGATCCTGCAAAGGCGTCCTGCCAGCATCAATAAGGTTCTGCAATTCAGCCAGTTTCTGAATATCAAGTTCTCTAGCCTTAGCCTCTTTAGCAAAACGATCAGCCGCAAGATAACGATCAGTGTTCTTGGCTTTAGATTTCTTAGCCGCCTCCATAGACATAGCCATACCACGACGACCCGCCTGGTCGGCGTCCTCTTTACGAGCACCACTAATAAGAGGTTTGCCTGCCTTAAGATAATTAGAAACCTTCACACCACGTTCGTCAGCATTACCTGACAACCAGTCACCTATTGGAGAACCCGTACCCGAAGTACCCTTATTAACCTCATTACGAATAAAGTTCTTAAACGCCTCCTGCTTTTCCGCAGGAGTGAAAGTCTTATTAACATACTTCTGTTTTTCCTGATCATAAACCTGAACAGTGCCAAGACCAAAACTCTTATCGTAAATATCTTTCATCCACCCCTCATCAACACCAAGAGTCTCAGCCAAAGCCTTAGCATCAGCCCACGACTCAGGCATGAACCTGTCAGGGATAGCATCCTGAGCAGCCTGATCCTGCTCCATCATCTTCGTATAAATAGCCTGAGTATCAGTATTAATGGCCTGCCTCTGCTTGTCGCCGCGCAAAGACAAACTCTGAATCATCTTCTCTAACTCAGACTGTTGATCAAAAACATTCTGACTAAACGGAGCGTCCTGCAAAGTGTACTGTTCGTAAGGTTGGCGCAAACCAGCCTTGCCATAAATATTACCTTGTTCCGCTTCACGCATATCAGATTGATACTTAATAGCCGCGTTCTGCTTATCACCAATCTCATTAAACATTGAATCAATATCAGTCTCAATGCTCTTAAGATTCAAACCAGCACCAGTAGAATACTCGTCAACACCCAAAGTTTCAGCAACAGCACTAATAGCGTTCTGACGATCAATAGTCCCATCAGAGATCTGTTGAGCAATCTCACGCCAAACAGGAGTAGCACTATTTAGCGCACCAGTCAAAACTGGTGTCGCAAAATCAAAAGGAGCAGGAGCCAAACCAACAGGATCAAACATCCCATAAGCCGCAGCAAACTGCGGATTAAACAGCGACGACAAAATGTCCTGAGTATAGTTTAGTTGCGACGAAGCAGACGGAGGGTTGCTCCCACCACCACCACTATTCTGCAAATATTGAATCAAAGCCAAAGGATCATTAATTTTCGGGGCCATTATTGTCCTCCAAGAAGAGCCATAATCTGCGACACATCAATACCCTGACCAGCAAGACCCAACAACTGTTGCATCAAAGTATCCTGACGACCCTGAGTATTCTGCTGTTGACCTAACTGAGATTGCAACTGCGACTGTTGCAACTGACTTAACAAATTGCCAGTATTCTGCTGACTACCCAAATTGGCTTGCAGTTGCGACTGAGCCAACTGACTCAACAAATTACTAGTATTCTGTTGAGAACCCAAATTGGCTTGCAACTGTGATTGTTGCAACTGATTCAACAAATCGTTCATGTTTTGTTCAGCACCCAAATTGGCTTGCAAACGATTCTGACCCAAACCAAGCAACTGCTGAGCATACGTACCCTGCTGAGCCTGCTGAGCCTGCTGAGACTGCTGTAACGCACGCAACGCTGCAGCACGCTGATTAGCCGCCAAATCCTGCTGAGCACCAGCACGAGCCACATTCACATCACCAATACGAGACTGCTGAGCCGCCTGATTCGAAGCACCCAACAACTGAGCAAGATTACTGAACCCCCCACCTGTCGCCGCATTTTGAGACTGCAACATCTGTTGCAAAGCATCAATGCCACCTTGAGAACCACCAACAGCCTGGGTGTAAGCAGACATAGGATCAGTAACAGCAGGAGCACTAGCCATCTGCAAATTAGCATAAGGGTTTGCTTGACCACCAAGCGCCGCTAAAGCGCGCTGGGTGCTCTCATCAATAGTTGCACGACCAGCGTCAGTCTGAGTACCAATCTCGCCACTAATCTGATTATACTGATTCTGCAACATAGCCAAAGCGTCAGCGTTTAAACCACCAAGTTGACTTTCAGCACCACCATAAAACTTGTTAATAGCGTCCTGTTGAGATTGTCCACGAGTGCCAGTATCAGTCAACAGTTGACTATACAAATTTTTAATAGCATCCTGTTGAGACTGCCCACTACCACGAGTGTCAGTCAACAACTGGTTATACAAATTGCTAATAGAGTCCTGCTGAGATTGCCCACTACTCTGAGTGCTAGCCAACAATTTGCCATACAAATCGTTAATAGAGTTCATCCCAGTGTTAGAACCCATATTATTTGCATATTGAGTTAACGCCGACATAAGGGGAGCGTTAGCGTTTTGTGTACTCATAGTCCCACCGCCACCACCAGTAGGCGGTTTAGGTTGATTAAAACCACTGAAGTCAGCACCAGCCAAAGCGCGGTTTTTAACCCAAGTGGCTAAATTATTTCCTGCTAATCCTTGCGCTGTACCTTCTTGAACAAACCCAGCAAATGCGGGATCTTTCATCCATGATAAATCCGCTGCAACACGAGCAGGCGTAGCAACAGATTGGACAGCAGCACTAAAATCGGGTTGCACCGAACCAGTCGTTTTCTTAGGGGAAGTTGTAGCAGGTGGTTTCCCAACAGTTCTTTTACGTTCACGTTCCATCTGATCAACGGTAGCCATAACTCACGCTCCTAAAAATGGGCGCAAGCCCTGTAAAGAAGCAGCCGTAGACAAAATGTCACGCTGCTTCGCTAATTCAATATCAGCCAAAGTATTCTGATACCCAGCCTGCGACTGAGTATCCTGCAAATCATAAGTAGCCAACTGCTGACGCAAAGCATCCAACTGATCATTACGTTGGTTCATCCAATTCTGCGAATAATCAGAAGCAGCACCTCTAAAAATACCGCTATTACGTAAACCACGCCTACCATAACCAGCACCAAAACCCTCAAGACCTTTAGACGCAGCCTTGTCAGTAGCCATAATGTCACGAGAACCACGTTGCTGCGACAGTAGACGACTAAACGCGTTCATGGCTAAAGAAGCGTCACGCTGCATAGCAGCGTTGCGCTTTTGAGGTTCGTAGTTTAAACCTATATCAGTGTAAGCCATTACTAATCACCTTTTTCGTTACCCTCACCTTTATCCACAGAAGCCACCAATCAGGCAACCGAATCATGTTCAGTGACAATAGCCCCATGAGCAGATTCAATAACAACAAGGTTGCTGGAAAACTGTGCTATTTGAGCATCCTTGGCTTCGCCCTCAGGTAAACTTTGAGCAACAATTAAAGCAGTTTCGTTGTTAAGGTATTCTTGTTCCAACTGATTCATACGAGCAGCCAAAGCCTGCTTCTTACCTTCAACTGGGTCAAGTGTTCTAAATTGCATTTTGTTTCTCCTAGTTACCTTCCGATATTTCTTGTTCTTCAACTATCGGTGCTTGCCAAACACCATCAATAAGTGCCCAACCGAATGACACACCAAGGTTATCTGCACACGGTAGGAGTTGTGCAACACCAGCGGGCGAATACGGTGTAGAACCATCCCAAACACAAACATTCACGACAACGCCGTCGGCGTTCAATTCTAGATATCTCATCCAAACACCCATATCTTGATCTGTGCGTTACCACCAGTACCGCCTGCACCTGAGTTGATGAGAGTTGCTGAACTGCCGCCTCCGCCACCACCACCACCAGCGTTTCCACCGTTGCCACCGTTGCCACCCGTATTTGAGGCTCCATTAGCACCACCGCCACCACCTTGTGATGTTCCACCTGCTGTGCCGTTGCCACCATCACCTGTTCCAGCAGCACCACCACCACCAGTTGTTGCGGCATAGGTTTGACCAGTAGTGGTAAGTGGTGGGTCACTTTCAGAACTCGCACCAGCATATCCACCAGCGCCACCGCCGCCGCCGCCGCGCCAACCCTTACGAGCAACAAGTGCCGCACGACCACCAGTTCCAAACTCAGAACCAACCGTCATCGCTAATCCACCCACATAGCCCATACCACGCTCGCCAGCACCACTCGAACCACCACCGCCACCACCCATAGCACCTGAAAAATAGAATGTGCCAAAGCGTGAGTTCCCACCTTTAGAACCTGCGCTACCGTTGCCGTCTACTGTTGCTCGTGGCGCACCAGCACCGCCCGCACCGATAGTGACCGTCACAGACGCTCCAACACCACCAAGTTCTGACACGGGGATAGACAAGCGTTCCCACGCACCGCCACCGCCACCGCCACCTTGTTGTGATCCACCACGCCGACCTGAACCACCGCCGCCACCAGCACCGATACATTCAACGATAATCAGTTTTGATGTAGCAGGGATTGTGTAAGTAGTTGAACTTGAGAAGGTTTGTGCGTCAATCTCAGACATTGCATCAGCATTGGCAATCACAAACGCAGTCGTAGCAACCTTGGTTGAATTATCGCCAACAGTCTGAGTTGTAGCGGTTGTAGTTGATGCTAACGCACCATTATAGGATGTTGCAGTAATAGTCCCATTTACATCCAGTTTTGTTGCTGGCGATGCAGTACCTATACCGACATTACCATCAGATGTAATACGGACACGCTCAGCGGCATTAGTTCTGAACGTTAAAGCATAAGCACCTTGCGAACCAACAAAAGGAGTGTTGCCAGTAACAGAACCAACTAACAAGTTGCTTAGTCCACCCAAAGTTCCAAACTGAGCAGAAACGTTTGTTTGCGAGTCAATAGTGACCGACCCATCAACTTCCAATTTGGAAGTTGGTGTACTATTACCAATACCAACATTTCCTACAGAGTCAACTTTAAACTGTGATGCTCCGCTTGAATCCTGAATATCAAAGAAATCACCCGATTGTGCTGCTGCGCCCTTGACAATAAATGCTTTATCAGCAGCAGTAGTGTTTGCTACTATTGCCATTGCACCACTAGTTAATGCTGCACCAACACCCAAACGACCACCCAAATAGTTGGGTGCAGAACCATTCATAAAAAGGTTATAGCGAGTAAAGCCAGCAAGAGTATTTAAGTTGCCCCTAAAACCGTAAGCGTTTGTTATTGTCCCTGAATACGGATTGCCAAGATTGGATTCAGCAACAAACCCTGCAGATGTTGTAACAGTTGATCCTGTACCAACTCCTGAAAGAGTCGCATAAAAGTGGTTGACAGTAGGAACAGTTGCAGAAGCAGCAACTGTTGGGGCAGTCCAAATCATGTCAGCCCTATTTGTTACAGTTGGCTGGATTGCCCCATTCATATATATTGCTTGAGAAAAAGCACTTCCCCCAATTGCTTTCCCAATCCACAACCCCATCTGCGGTAAACCACTTGCCCCAATACCAAAGTTTCCATCAACTCTTAAAGCACTCAAAGTCCCAACACTAGTAATAGAAGTTTGTGGAGTATTAACCCACAAACTAGAACCATTACGCATCAAAATGTCGCCAGTAGTAGGAGACGTAATCAGAACATCATGGATCTCATCTAACTCATAACCATTCTGACAACGGACATAAATAATGCCGTTGCCAGCATTAGCACGAACAACAACACCAACATAAACCATATGGTTAGGAGCATGCGGTTTAGTAGCAGTAAACGTACCAGCAGTAGAACCCAAATACAAAGTCTGTCCAGCAGTAAACGCAGAAGTATTACACTTATAAAGATAACCCAACGTAGTCACAAGACCATCAGCATTAGCAGGAATAGTTTCTGCGACGACACCAAGGGTCTTAGCACTCGTAGCATCACTCGTATTAAACGCACGTTTAACAGTCGCACGATCACCCTGCTGAGCATCCAAATACACAACAGTACCAATAGTCAATGTCGTCGCTTCACCATTACGTACAAACGTCTGTGACGATTCTGCACTCTCAGTCTCAAGAGTGTTTTGGTAGTCCTTAAGATACTCTGTTAAAGATCCAAAGATCTTTTGCAGAGGTCTACTATTGTCACCACGAATGGACGCAATATCGGGCGCAGTCCACTTGGTCATAGTTTAATAATGTAGTTCACCACAATATAAGGAGCGAGATTACTGAACGCTGTGCCACTACCTTCAAGAGCAGTAGAACCACTCATTGTATGTGCGTGTCCTCCGCCAACAGCAGTAGAACCAGTCATGGTGTGGGTATGCCCTCCACCAGTAGCAGTAGAACCAGTCATCGTGTGAGTGTGTCCACCACCTGCAGTGATTGACCCAGTAAATGTATGAGCCAATGTACTTGGAGTACCATTACCAATTCCTGCTTTTTCATATGTAGTAGAAGTAGTACCACTAGTCAAAGAGCGTGATAATGAATGATCCGCAATAGCAAAAGTATGAGCATGAACATGATCAGCAATAGTGTTAGGCAGAATAGTACCAACACCATGTGAATGGTCAGCAATAGTATTAGGTAGAATAGTTCCGACACTATGTAAATGGTCAGCAATAGTATTAGGAACAATAGTACCAACACCATGTTGGTGAGAAGGCAAGTTAGCAGTAATCAACGTACTTGTCTTAGAACCACCAGTTTCAGCCAACGCATCAAACTCGGTCTGAGTACTATCCCTACCAACAGGAATACGACCCTGCAAGTTAGGAACATTAAAAGTAGTCGTACCATCACCAGCACCATACGTAGTACTAATAGCAGTAAACAAACGAGTATACAAAGTATTAGTACGAGAAATAGCCTGACCCTGACACAACAACCAACCTGTCGGCGCACTAGAACCACCATACTGAGTGATCACACCAGCAGGCGTATAGTTATCCACATAAGATTTACGCACAGCCTGATTGGCTGTCGTAGGATCGGTAGCAGGCAAATTAGGGATAGCCGTGAACGCAACACTTGCGTCACGCTGAACAACCTCGGTATTCAAAAAGTTTACAACACTCGTAAAGTTAGAGTTAACTTGAGTACCATCAGCATTAGTACCATTAGCGAACGTATAAGTAACAGCAGCAGTAGCCATCAGGCACGCACCTTCCTTGGATTATATTTATAAGTAATAGAGTTAACACCCCAAGGTTTTCCACCCTCACCTTGGATTCGTAACTGAACGCTACGAGCAAGTCCTAAAGACTTGCCGATAGCAAGAGCAGAACCAGTAGCACTAGCACCCCAGTTAGCCTGATTCCAACCAGCGTTACCATCAGGTTCAGTAGCAGGAGCAGTCCAAATAAGAGAAGAACCCGAAGCGTCCAAACTAACAACATAGGTTCTAGCAACAACAGATTCTTCCCAATCGTGATAAACACGCAAAGTTAAATCAGTAGCAACACTAGTCTGTTTCACAACAAAGTCAGGTCGTCTCCACATTTTACGATTAGAAACATTATTAGCGTCCTGCCAAGGAGTCGTATAATACGAAACAAAATTAGAAAGACCAGTACCAACATCATCCTGATACACACTTAACTGATCAACCTTCAACACATAAGCGTTAGAAGGATGGCAAGCCAAATTATAAGTCGCACCAGTTGACGTAACAAAATCGCACCCACTACCCAAACCTTTCCCATCAGAAGTCTGATACTTACTCCAAGCACCACTCTGCCTTAAAGAAGGATCATAAATATAAGTAGCAGTAGCCTCAGTATCAACACCCAAAGGAAGCGAAACCCAAATCTTATGGTTAATATCAGCAACACGGATCTCATCCTGAGCAATGTTATTAACTTGCCCAGTCTGAATCAAAGGACGGATAGCAGTAAACAAATCCATAAACTGCTGACCATCATATTTAAACAGCCCATCAGGCCAAGAAAAAAAATACACTGCAGCCTCAGTAGCCACAACACTCAAAGGATTAACAGCACCAACCTCACTAGTTAAATTTACAACCTGAAACGTGTCAGTTGAATAACCCAAAATACTGAACACGGCACGCTTCTTAAACACAAGAAGCGAACCATTAAAAGGAATGATCGCAGTAATCCCTGAACCACCCTCAACGATGTCAATATAATCGTTAGTCGCCCACGACTCACGATTAATAGGATGAGAGAAACGCACACGGTTCGGATAGTCAACGCCACCCTCATTCGTATACGCACACCACAAACGATCCACATGCGAAGCAATCAAACGACACTTAGGGGCATACCCCGTAACAGGCGCAGCGTAATCATCTGCATAAGCAGCACTAGCATCATTCAATAAAGTTGCAGTTGTCCCATCCCATTTAAACGAATTACCACCAGTAGCGACATAAGCAAAACTTTCGCTACTAGCAGACCATGAAGTAAACGATGCGCCAAAAGGAGCAGTTGTTTTAACTGCCCTTCTTGCTATCCCACCCGATGAATAAGCCCCACCCGTAGAACCATTGAATAACGAAAAATAGAATGAAGTTGAGTTAACAACAGTAATAGTCGCCGTTCTGTTCCACGAACTCGGTGTTATGTCAGTTACCGCAATAGTATCGCCAGTAGAAAAACCATGAGGAGTCGCAGTTGTATAAGTTGTAGTGGCATAAAGTGAAGAATAAGTAGCATTCGTAATAGCAATGCCTGCTTCATACAAAAAACTAAAAGCAGTTGTCGTCGCAAAATACACAAAACTATTAGCAGACAACAAAACCTGTGGCGTAACATTATCCCAAGCGTACAACGCCTTGGGAGTAAACGAACCATTAGCAATACTACTAATAGCAGACGTATTCAACTTCGTCATACCACCACGCACAGTCAAACCACCACGTGGATCAATATCCACGTTCAACAAATCAGGTGACTCGGTACGACCTAACTGAAACGGATCAGCACGAAGATTCAACCCACCAGTAAAATCATCTGTACGAAGCAACGACAGACGACTCATTGACCAAGAGTCCTACCAAGTGACTGTAGCCACCAGCGACGAGAGTTATGTGGAGCACCATCAGAAACAGCAAGAGGTCGTTGCGACGAAGGACGCATAAGATCTTGCGCTGTCAATCTAACCGATTCGTCAAACGATTTACGGTAAAAGGATGCGAGTTCAATGTCCTCTTGCAACTGGTACACTTGCGCAACCCCATAGTACACAAGACACTGATGTAAACGTTCGTCTGCGTCCACTTCCGTAGAATCTGAACTAGACCAGTCATCAGGCTTACGGTATCCACGAATCGTAAGCGGATAGATTGTGTCAGGCTTGGGCCACAAATGCACTTGGTCTTGCCACAACGTGAAATACAATGGCCGTTGAACTTGGTCATAAGATCCGACCCAAACCGCTTCAGCATCATCATAACTAATAAACTCCAAACGATTACCAACAGTAGAAGTATCAACAATAGAAGTAATCTCACGCAAGTTACCATCACCAATAGTGTTGATAGCATACGAACGTTCACCAGGAACAGTACTCAGAGTGAAGGTTTTTTGGTAGAACGGCCAACGGCGTTCTAAGGCTATAATACGATCAAACCCGTCTTTGATATACATGTTGAGAAGGGTGTCCGAAACATCTTGTTGATCAAGGTCAACGATCTCACGGATTTTAGAGCGAATTTGTGTTAGGTTCACTGGCTATCTCCTTCGCTTTTTGTCGTAGATGACCAATGCAATAGTCAGTGCCTTTAGCACGTGCACCTTGACATGTTTCCTCGTTAGCCATGCAGCGCGTATGCCCCATATAGGGCATGCCGCCTGCGGGCGCGGGAGTAGCGTCTGCTGTAGCAAAAGGACGTGAGCCTATGTTTGCAGAGACTCCGTAATATGAATGTATAGGTGTTCCAGCCATCAATACTAGGCTGAATCGTTACCTGTACAACAAAAAACCCACCCCCCAGGGGTGGGTTCTCTGCATTCCTTGTCGGAAAAACTCAGGCAGTCTTAGCCGTAAGTTTACCCTGCTTTTCGCGGTTACGAATCGTAAGGTTACCGTAGCACAAGATGAGCGCATAGCGAGCATCCATGTTCTCAGGACGAAGGAATTCGGTATTAGCGAACCACTTGTCTGAGTGACCAACCAAGCTGATGTACTTGCTGTTCAAGAAGTACATAACACCCGAGGTGCAATGAACGTCATAAGCAACAGGAGCAGCCTTGAACAAAAGGTTTTGGAAGCCTGCATCAGCAGTCTTAGTGTCGGTGTAGCGAAGTTGCGGTTGAAGCAACGACTCATACTTTTCAAACAATGTCTGAGTAGTAAGAACCATGTCAGGATGATCGTTACCAACACTAACAGTGTTGTAAGCGGTTGTCATCTGAGCAAGGGTCAAAGCACCAGCGGTGTTCTCTTCATATGAACGCCACCAATCGTTATTCTGACCTGAAGCCGAGTTGATCCCACCAACAGTGTTACCTGATTCAACCAAGTTACCAAGACCGTTCCAAGACTTACCGCTGTCAGTACCACCAGCACCAAGAGTGTCAGTACCGTTACCGAAGAACATACGGTTAAAGCCTTCCTTCATTGATTCTTCAGCCTGCATAATCTTGGCTTCAAGAAGGTTAAGGATAGCCTGCTCACCATTGTTCTTGGCTTCTTCAATACCACTGATGGCGATAGAAACAGCGTACTGCTTCCAATCGTATTCAGCAGCCGACATTCCTTCTTGAGGAGTCAAAGCCAATGTGTCGTAGCCACTGTAAGGTGCAACAGTAGATGATTCACCATAAATCAATGGTTCAACAATCTTAGTTCCACCACTCAACATGCGGATACGGCCTTTGTCCATCAAATGATAGGTCAAAGGACGTGCCGTAAACACGTTGTCAGTGAGAGTCTTGCGATAGTTCGCAATCGTTGTGGATAGAAGTGCGTCAAAGTTAGCATTACCTGGCATGATAGTTCCTTTATAGGGTTAGGAGACGCCGTGAGTTCTCTTTGCAGAGTTCCAGGCATCAGAAATTGAACGGACAGTGCCGACTGCATCCTTGCCAGCCTTAGCAGACGATGCACCTGAAACGACAGATGCAGTACGTTTACTTTCAACAGCCTTAGTATCACGAGAAGGTTCTGCCTTCTTGGATGTTCTAACGCGGTCAAAAGCGACCTGCTTAAAAACGGCTTCAAGGTTAGTGTTGCCTTGCGCGAGCGCGGCAGCCACTACTTCTTGAGGATTGAAATCTTCACCATAAGTGTTTTGCAGTCGCTGGATTTCCTCTTCAAGCCTCTGTTGTGCTTGCATCTGCTCAAACGCGCTAACGCGTTTATCAATTTCTTGCAGACGCTTATCCACTGGGTCGTCTTGCTGGAAATCATCCATGAAATAGTCATCATCAACCATACGCTGTGCCTCTTTGCGAGTCACACCATAATGGCTAGTTAACAAATCAATAGTTCCAGCAGGATCGTTTTCCAATGCCTGCCTAATGGCAGAAGCCCATTGAAGTTCCTGCTTCTGTGATGCTAGTTCTTGAGTCTTACGAGTATAATCCGCTTGACGTGAATAACCAGCAATTGCTTCCGAAAGAGGTACACGAACATCTTCTCCATCAACTTTAACAGTGATATAGTGATCACTGTATTCGTCAATATCTAAAAGTGGTGCATCAAATTCTTCTGCTTCACCCATCCCTTCAACTTGTCCATCATCAATGGGGTCGAATTCTGAGTCATTTGTAAAAGTGTCAGACACTTTGTTTCTCCTTTAGAGTCCACACGGTTGCTCTACATATAGGAATAGTGCGTTACATTAAGTGTTAGGTAATTGCATACCCATACGCTGCGACAAAGCCGCCAACACCGCAGGATCAACACCCGATAACGCTTCAGCACCTTGAGGCATCGGCCCCATAGCACCAAGATCAGTTGGAGGCATAGGCGCACCACCAGGAGGCAACATGCCTTCTTCAGGAGGCATAGGAGCACCCCCAGGAGGCATACCACCCTGCTCAGGAGGCATACCCATAGGAGAAGGTGCTTCTTGAATAAACTGATCAGGGTTCTTAATACCAAAACCAAACTGAAGAACATGTCCAGCCAATGCTGGCATGTTCACAATACCCATACCAGCAAACGGGGCCATAGCATCCACAAGTTGCAACGCCATCTGTCGTCGGAACGACTCATTACTAGGTGCAGTAGACCCAGCCTCAACTTCAAAGTCAAACTCACCAGCAATATAATCAGCATCAAAAGTAACCCACAAAGGTTCACCATCTCTACCAACAATACGAGCAACCTGTTCACCAGTCATAAACTGCTGTGCTAACCCAACAAGACGCAAAGCAACTTCAGCAATAGCACCCTCAATGGTAGCCAACTTGTCTGCTGCACGAGCGTTAGCCGCGTCCTGCACAATAGCCGCTTCTGTCGCTGTACGACGAATTTCGGGAACACCACCACGTTGATACTCGGATACACCCGAAACAGTTTGAATGTCACCCTCAATAATATCTGACTGACGATAAAACTCGGGAGGAGTCATAACAGCAGGGAAGGGAGCAACAACATTAGCGAGGTTTTCGTCACCACTAACTGGGACCATCACGTTGTCGTAGTCTGATTCTAAAGCGTCACGACCATCAGCATCAAATGCTGATTCCTTATACAGATACTTGCGTGAATACCGTTTACGGTGATTCATCATTTGTGTACGAGTCGCATTCAACTCACGTTGAAGCGGCTCAATAGCCTCAAGATCACCCATAGGATAGAAGTAGTCGGGAATATCATAGTTGCGGATCATTACGAAAGGATGACCAAAAGCATACGGCATATCCATAGGTTTAACTAGATACTGGTCGCCACCATCACAGAACACAGACATTGTCTTTTTAACGATGTCGTAGAATTCCCAAACTTCAACATATCCTTCTTCGGTATCTTGAATTTGACGTTTGCCTGGATCTTCGTTATAGCGACCCCAAGAAGTAGCATTGATGCTCTCGCGCGCCGCGCGTGAGTATCGCTTATCCGACTTAACTTCAGTAAGCGTACGACGAATACGCTGAGCAATCCAACGCGCGTCCTGCATGGACGTAGCATCAGGATCAACAAACACATCAAATGGTGATACACGCTCAACAAAAGGACGATCCTCAGTAACAATAATAGTAGGCGTAATTTCGTTGCCTTCTACCTGCGCATCAGAATGATCTCCTTCTTCAGAGATGCTTTCCTCTTCCACATAACGATAACCACACTTAAGCCATCCGTGACCAACAATAAGAAAGTCTTTTACAGCCCTACGGAACTCAGGACGCACCTTATAGTGCTTCCACCAGTAGTTAATAACAGCCTCAGTAATAATTGCTTTAGGCGCGTCATCGGGACGACGAGCGTTAACAGCAATCTTGGGATAGTTAACAGCAACACTAGGAGCAATAACGTTTACGGTAGAGAACGAAATATTGACAAGCAAACGATCTTCAGGAGAAATGTCCTCATACTGCTTACCGCGATATAAGTCAATTAGGCGACGCCAAAGATCATCATAATCTTCTTCACGACGCCACCGTTTTGTCGTAGCAATTTTTTGTTTGTATTTGCTAAGAGTTTCTGAGTGTGTTTGACGGGCCATTGTGTCTACTTGCCATACCGTGAAGTAACAACAAGCATAGTCGCACTACCACTAGTGTACGCATTCATTATTGTTTTGAAATATTTTAGTGAAGCACATGGTTTTGACCAAATCCCTGTACTTGTTGTGTTCGCAATATCTGTTGTAGCACTAGTTTGTGTGCTTTGGTGCAAAGCAAATTGAAAATATGTTACATCATCAAATGATGCATAGAAATTCATAGTTCCAACGAAAGTACCATTAATTTGTACTGCAATAACATCTGCGTCACTAATATCAACAACAGCACTACTTGCATTTAACGCACCCAAAGTTGAAGTTGATTCTTTAATAATAGTAGCCATATTCGTCCCTTACTTTTCCAACATTGTTTCATTAATTCTAAAGTTAACTGTTCCGCTAGTATATGCAGTTAAGGTAGGACGAAAATATTTTATTCCCGTACACGGTTTATTAAAAAAACCCACTACAGTAGCATTGGTGACATCATTTGTGGCTGTTGCGTTTGATGTACTGTGCATACCAAAGTTTTGCCAAAAAGTACCATCTAAACTTACTTGAAAAGCCCATGTAGCAACAAAAGTACCATCAATTTGCACGCTGAGGTTATCTGCAGCAGAAATATCTACAGCAGTTCCTGAAGTGACACTAGATAAACTTTGTGTTGTAGAACCAACAATAGTAGCCATAGATCATTCACCTTCAATGCTGTTAATGTACTCTTCGGAAGCACGATAAACGAAGTTGATCAGTGCGCCAACACCAGTCCACAAAGCGGTTTTCCAAATTTCCAAACCACCTACAGCACCACCAACAAGAATACCTGTTGACGCAAAAACAAAAGTGGCGACTGCTTTCTTAGCAGATTCTGAATACTTCATAATCCCTCTTTCAAGTGGTAATCAATATGATCGTCCAAACGATCATCTATATGGTCAACCTTTTCCTCAATACGTTGCAACACTTTCAAATTCTCACCATGCTGCTCAGTATTGCGTGTATCAAACTTCTTTAAAGCAAACATTAAAGGACCACCAATAAGTGCGACGACAACAGGGGTGATCCAATGCATATTAGATCCAACGAGTCCCAACGGGTTCAGCCTTGATACCAGCGTTGGTAGCCTGCCTCATCTGCTCATCTTGACGTTGTTTAATGGTCGGGCCATGAAAGTCCTCTTTACCATGTGCAAATCCTAGACGAATACCTTTTAAATGGCACGCGAAACATACCGCGCCTCTACGCGGAAGTACGTCAAAGGAGAACAGTTTTGAACATTCTGTGCAGTTAATAGATCCCATCACATTAACAATGGTTCGTTACATGGTTCTTCTAGTGTTATATGCACCGATAGGTATGGGATCTGTACCATGATCTTCGCTCATAATGAATCTTTCAAACCAATGCAAACTATATTTAGGTATAGGGGCTTCGGCACGATATTCAGGCAACCACACATATTTTAACATTTGATATGTAATAGCCAGGGACATTACGCGGTCGTCATGGGGTGAACCATGCATTTTGCCGTTAGGGTCGCGAACAAACGTTCTTAATTCTGCAATAGTGCGGCTATCAAACAAACCGAGTTCAGAGTCACGAATAGAGGCAGAAAGTTCGTCAATTGCCAAAGGTTTCGTGGCTGTCGTAGTACGCCAACCCAACTGCTCAGTCGCCTCAGGGCGACGTTGCTGCAACCTACGGGTACGGTAAATATTCTTGTAGCCATAACGTTGTAAAGCCTTTAAAGTAGTTAAACCGTGATTGTTGTTTTCTACGCCTACAAGAGCACCATTATACCACCATCCTATTTCGGCAAGAAGATCACCAAAAAGGTCAGGTTCAATATGGCCATGCCAGTGTCCTACAACTTCTAACGATCTAGCCTCAATAATATGTGCGGTAGAATAGTCGCCATGTACAAGACCTTCAGCAACGTCAGCACCGACAACATAAACACCTTCAGGTTTAGGGTATCCCCAAATAGCGAACTCGCCTTCAGGGACTATTCTGAAGTCGCAGTTCTTTTTAGAAATAGTATGTAAATATCCGCGTGCTGGTTCAATAGTTTCTATTGAATCCAGCAAATCAATATCAAAGACAGGGTTACCTGACTTAATAAACGCTTCTTCAGGGGTACGAGGGTATTCCTGATGCAACTGCCAGCCAGGCATAGTTTTGCATTTAGATTCATACCAATCTTCGTCACGGTCGCCAGCAGACCAAGGCCAAAAAATACCTTTAAAAAGGTTTGCCCCTGTCTGTGAGCCAGTCCAAAGATGATGAAAGAAGTTTCCTGACCCGTTGGCAGTAGATAGACAGATAACACGACCGCCAACGTCAGCAATCGGCTCAATAGAAGCCCACGCTTCCTCAGAGTTAGGTAAGAACGCCATCTCGTCAACAATAACAAGATACACGGATTCACCACGAGCAGGATCATTGCCCGATGGCAATGATTCAATCGCAGACTCATTTGAGAAAGTCATCTTTAACTGGTTATCAGATGTAATCTGAGGACCACGTTCCTTCATCCATTGAGGAATAAACTTAAACCCATACTTGGATTTTTGTAGCAATTTAGCGGCCTCTCGTTCAGTACGAGACAACATTACCACAAAACGGTCTTGCCAAAAGAAAGTTAACCAAAAAGCGTAAGCAGCACCAAGAGTAGAAAACCCGATCTGACGTGCTTTTAGAACCACACTGTAACGGTTAGACAGCCATGCTCGGATAGTCTCAACCTGGGCTTCACGCATCTCAAAAGGGATACGTCCTCGCTCAGGATGTTTGATATACCAATAGTTGGTACAGAAGTGTTCAAATGCGTCCACGAGGTCGTCAATAGAACCGTCCTGTGGTCCTTTACATTTACGCCACTCACGCTCGTTGAGCAGTTCATTCAGATCCATTATTCCTCATCTTAAGAGGCTCATCATCCAATTCGCCACAGGCGGGACATTGCCACTTACAAGCCAGTGGTGGATACTCTTCACCACAAACAGGACATTCAATTAACTCGGTCATACCACACGAAGTTTGCGAGATTCTTTTTCCTGTGACGCAACAGCAGAAATTAAGTCCTCAAGTTCCTTATCTGACAACTGGCCAATATTGCCCTCTGATTTAACAGTAAGGGTTGGGGGAGCCATTCTGTTTGTAGCCTGCAAGTACAACTGGGCAGCCTTGATGTCGCCGCCCAACGCCTTCTCATACAAAGTATCCAATAGCCGCTGAGAACGCTCAGGAGAACCCTGAACA